ACTTGATCTGCAGTCACTTCATGTGGATTACTCTTATCATTGAAGTGAGTATCATCAACACCAATAGTGAGTGTACCATCCTGTTGCTGAATATCAATGCTATTACCAGCAACGATGTTAATAGCATTCTGTCCATTTATAGTAGCATCTTTACCAACTACTCTTCCAAGATCTAATTCTTTACTCATAATATAATCATCCTCTCATTTCTGTATATAAAACTAGTAAGTATGTCAAGTAATTAACACGATGTATTATAATATTAAAAATAAAGAAAAAATAATGATTATAGATATACATGATTAGCAGGGAGAAATTTCTCCCTGCTAATATTATAACTTTTTAGTGATACTAATTATGTATCTTCACTCTCGATGGATATTTACGATTTAATTCCTTACGTCTTTCATATACTTCAGGGTTCCAACCACATTTATCACATTTACGATCTTTAATTGGGCAATCAACACCGCCGTTAAATTTACAAGAGGGGTTTTTATTTACCCCCCCCCATTGATACATATTCTCATTTGTTTCTCCTTTCTGTTTATTTTGACATTTTAGTCCAATTGTAATATCCATATATACAGTTGATAGTCCAGAATACAAACTGTGCTACCATTATCATCGATCCTGCTCTTGCTGCCAATACAACACTTCCTACATCAAGAATGAACCAGTATATCCATTGTTCTCTGAAACCTAATATCATCAGAAGCTGTGCAATATATGCCGGAATAGATGTAATAGAATCTACAAATGGATCAGAATCCATAACACCAAACATAGGAACATTTTTCAAGAATAAATAATACAGATAGGTTCCAACAACGAATATGATTGCCGTAATAATATTTCCTTTTATGGTCAGTTTCTTGGATTTAATTTCCGTAGATTGATTTGTGTTGTTTCGTCCATATAGTTTAGCCCATACATATATTCCATACAGCATTGACAGGAAATACATACCATTCTCAATAGTTTCACCATGGAGTCTGTTAGGAATAGTGAAACAGAACACGTATGTGAACAACTGAATGAAGCCAAATATATAGAAAGAAATCTTTCCTTGACTGCATAATACAACTGATACAACTCCCATTATTCCGGAAATGATCAATCCAATACTTTCCGGTTCTCCACTGATAAATCCCATTGCAATTGCGATAGCCTGGAGAATCAATCCGACTCCCATAAATGCAAAATCATACCATTTCTTCCCGCTGATAAACTCATCTCTCAATACATTCTTAATTTTATCCATTACTCTGTTCCTCCGATGCTATTGATATAATTCTTTACAGTTTCAAAGTTCTTAAGATACCCTCCTGTAAGGAGTTCAATTTTATCGCTCCATCCGGCTTTAGAAATTTCATCAAGAAGAATTCCAGCCAACTCGTTTCTTGCCTCCATTGTGCCATGTTTCATATAACGGGTATGATCATCAACAAACTCTTCTGACTTAGGAAGGACCACAAAGATCTTATCCCAGTTGGATCTCTTGATAAACATATCAGCTACCGGCTCAACAACCTTTTCATATTCCTCCATGGTCATATCCATTTCCGGATCCATTGCATAATATTTGGCATACATTTTAGTCACGATAGTATCTGTATCAGAAAGAAATATACCGTTATTATGCTTACTTTCAATGCAGCTTCTGTTATAGGTATATTGACCTTCCAAGAATGATACGAAGTCTCTTCCGTCAAGCTCCCAATCGCACACATTATGATCATCCATATATGTGCGAGGCCACTCATATGAATATGGAAGGTTGAAATATTTCCCGATATCTTCAACCAGAGTTGTCTTACCTTCTGAAGCTGTACCTGTGATAAGAATGTTGTGACTGAATTTTCGATGATATGTCCAAGCGATTTCATCCCAGTACTTAATGACATTATTACGGATCATAGTACCGCTGATGAGATGGATTTTGCGATCAACCAATCTTGTATTATAGCCTAATACAGAGAGATCTCTTGAATATGCATACTCACCTGTATAGAACGTAATATTTTCCTTTTGGCTAACATCGGATTTACAATTTAATGCAATTATATCTTTCTCCAGATGGTCAAGCCAGATATCCCATTTCCACTCATCCTGTCTAGTTGCATATTCAGCAATTCCCATTTCATCATCTGAGAGACAATATACTGCTACGAGCGGGTCTGACTTAAAATATTCTCTGACCATCTGATATCTTTCTTTCAACGTCATCTTCGGCCATCCCTTATCCTGATTATAGCCGCATACAATAACGAGTGCCCCACCCATACACTCTTTTTTGGCCTGATATATCAAATCTAAGTGGCCTTTGTGGAGAGGTGAAAAAGATCCTAAAACTACACCTACTCCTTTGTCGAACCTTAATGGTTCTTGATACAAGTAATTCATCTTGTTTCCTCCTTAAAATGCTATATTTAAACATCGGGGGGGGGGCGTTTCATAGCCCCCGATGTTTAGGATCATTATTTAATACTGAATAACCCACTGCTCAATATGATATCCCCATTCGTCAAGGGTACACTCGCTAGATTTTAGCTTTCCATCTCCAGTAAGCATATCATATACAAAATCCATTATTACGCTGAATTTAGTTCCGGTGCCTTCCTCTATGTCTGATATACCTTTTGATATTGCATCACTTGATTCATACTCATTCTTGGCACTTTCGACAGCACTGGATATATTCTTTGCATATTCAGAAGCTTTTGATAATAAATCATCAATAAACTTCTTTGCTTCTTCCTCCGTATTAAAGATTTTAGGTTTCCGATTTTCATCAAACATCGATGTTCTTTCTCCCTTATCATTAATAGGAGCATATCCAGAAAAACTGTTCTTATTTCCGCATTTAATAATCCATGCGAACTTAGCATCTTTCCAACCATCGATACTTTTCGCTCTGAGTTCATCTCCGACAAAACGATCTATGAAGTACTCAACTACTATGTGTTCTCCGAATATGTTGTATGTTGAAATAACGTCTCCGCCACCATTTCTTATTGTTTCCACAGCATCCTTAATCCTTCCGGTAAAACTATATTTCAGTAATGGTTTTCCGTCAGGATTAAGATCATTATCGACCTCAAAATATTTTCCATATTTATCGCTGGTTTTTATAAGCTTCTTTCTGGAACCATCTTTAAATATGGCAAAGTCCTTCGTTCCATCTTTGGTTAAGCACGGTGCAATTCTGAACTCTTTCATATCATTATCTCCTTATAATTTGACAACCTGACCAGTTTCAGTGTTAACAAGGCCGATGTTCTTTACATATTTCAGAACTCCTCTCGCAATCAGGTCTCTTCTTGTTTCAGATTCTCTTTTGATCTCTTCATCCTGATAACGAGCGTGGCGTTCCGCAGCTTCTCGTTCTATCCTCTTATGAGCTTTCTTGTTTTCCTCATCCCATCCTTTCTTCATATGGTCATATTCCTCACGAGTGCAATGAAATAACTTGCACATATCTTCTGCAACTCTGTCAGGAATACTGTCATGATATTCACGGGCTTTTCTATCCATAGCTGCTACATGAGATATTAATCCATGAGTAGGATTAATATGGCCACCGTGAGCTGTATCATAACCAACGTATCTTTGTATAAACATGCTCTTATACATCGCATATTCACTTCCACATTTCTCGCAATGTAATGCGTAAGCAGGTTTGTAATTCATGTAAACAGGCATCATAGGTTTAGCACTTTCTTTAGCACATCTCTTACACCATGCCCCTACCGCAGGAAGATCTTCAATCTTTTCGTCATCTCTGTAAGGAAACCAATCAATACCTTCATCAAGATATACGATATTACCATATCTTCCTTGGGTTACTATATAATCCAATACCTTTCTCATTTCTTATTCCTTTCTTCAAATTCTCGTTTAGCAGCTTCCAGTCTTCTATTAATAATGAATTCATTAACTTTCTCTCTGTTTTCATCAGTATGAGAAAGATGATTCTTTTTCATAAATACCGCTATTGCATGGTATTCTTCATCAGTTAAGCCATGAGGACAGAGTTCTCCGCAACCACAATAAGTACACATCACGCCTCTTGAAAATACAAAGCATCTATTGCCGAGACTCTGACAATGATGTTTAACTTCCTTCAGTTCTTGTTGGAGAGCAGATATTTCTTCATTCTTCTTTTTAAGTGCAGCTTTAAGATTTGAGATCTCTTCCTTGAGCTTCTCATTTTCTTTTGTTGCTTCGCTAGCTAAACCAGCACGAAATTCTTCCATACTCATTCCTTTAGACATCCTGCACATTCCTCCTTATTTTCGAATAAAATTTGCAACGCTTGTAATTCTAAACGTTCAATATGGCTTAAAGGTTCTTCATCTACAACTGTTATTATCTTTTCAGCTTTAGTAAATTCTTTAAACGTTTCCAATACGTCATCATGTTTTACTTCATTGCAAGGTTTCCCCCTTAACATATACTTACTCCTTCCATAGATATTCTCTTAGGTATTTAGCAATTGCATTTCCTACTGACTCCGGAGTTGCATGTTCCAGAGGAAAATTCTTCTGTCTAGCATCTCTGAAAATACTAGGATTTATAGGATCTATGGAGAGCAGAATAAAATCATCTGCATCTCCATAACCGTTAAGTTCTATATGAATATCGTCTTTAAACATAAACACCTCCGATATTATTTTAGATCAAATCTATCGGCATACCCTTTTCCATTGTCGATGTGACGGAGAATATCAGAATCGCTATATTGATCAAGTACTTTGTAAACGGTTCCGAGATCTCTATCACAGCAGTCATTCCACAGCTGATAAAGTCTGCTTCCATACAATTCCATAGTATCGAACCTTAAGCAAAGCATAAATGCTTTGCTTAAGTCATCATCAAAGAGCTGCATAAGGAATGTAAGGCAGCCAGGATTTCCGTCGCTCATTTTCATTAAAACTTCCATACCATTGTCAGTGATTTTGATTCTACTCATATCATTTACCTCCTAAGATGTGTTGTGTTATTTAGTTTTTATTCCATTCATTTTCAAATTTGGTACCGGCCCAGTTAAAGCCTTTGATCCAGTAATGAGAAATCTCTTCAATCATATCTTCCGGATTCTCATTTATAAATCTGCTCATGTTGACAGTTGTTCTTTCCTCAGTCCATGTTTTGATAAAGTCCATGATTTCAGGAACAGTGATATCTTTTCTCTGAATCTTATAGAAATCAGGATACCACATATCAGCGAATTTACCATCGAAATAGTTATCCGCATAATTACCTGTCATCATAGGAACTCTCAAACCATGACTATATAATATTTCGGTCACGGCTTTTTCTTTATCATTACCTTTGAAGAATTCTTCTGTGATGATCTTATCTTCATATGGAGATAAATCCCCTGCGTACATCATGTAACATACTGCATCAGGTTTATCACTGAATTCATCTGGTTCTATATCAGCACCAATTATGGTACCAGCTCCGCATCTGGCACATATCAGCACAAGATTTTTATTAGCCTTTACAGATGAATCTATTTTATCCCATGGAATCATATGAATATGTCCACATTTACAAATTCTCATATCGTATTTATTAGCCATATCTATATCCTCCTTAATTAATAATTATTATAATAATCTTCTTCGTATGCAGCCTCTTCCATTTCGGCATATGATCTCATCTTTCTCTGCTTGCTTTCGTTCATTGGAAGTACCTGCATCACGCTATAAATATACTTGTGATCGAAGAAGAATTCTGATCTAGTTATTATTCGATTACCACAGAATGCAATTTTATCACCACATTTAAGGCTTGAACCATAACCAGGTATCAGATTCATCACAATGTAACTGTACTCTCCATTCTTAACTAGTTTAACGTCATCTGGAGATGGATATTCATGAAACGTTGGAATTTTGTTCCCGTCAGTTTCTAAATAAATATTAGGATCAATATGTTTCTTGAATCCGCAGTCAAAGTTATGCCATGACAAGAAACCTGTTCTGTTTCTGTTATAGAAGAATTTCTTAAGTCTCCCATAAACATAGTTAATATTACCAGCTGTTATTGTAATAACTTTCATTATCGTACCTCCTTATTTAACTAACTCAGGTTTCTTTGTCACAAGATATATGTTATCATGTATACCAGGAAACGGTATATATGAGTCACTGATAAATCTTTCATTGCACCTTTCTTCCATGATGTCAAAGAACTCATCATCTCCTGTACATCCACCATATCTTTCGCCAATGTAGATCATAGAAATATTGTACTTCAGACACTTCTCAAGAACTCTTGCTGCAAGTTCTGATTCATATTCCGGCCATGACAGAATAATGACATCTGCTTTATCTTTGTATTTTTCAATGGCTTCAAGAGCATCAATTTCTTCAATTTCTGTATATGGTTTCTGAAAGAAATTTCCATGACCATGAACAGGATCGTCGTTCTTCCACGCATTGCTATCTGTACAGATAACATTCAGTCCATTTTCCTTTCAGAAGACTTCCTAAATAACCGGAACCACAACAAAGTTCCAGCACTGTAGGAACGCCCCCTCCCACATGCACAAGGCTGTTAATGGCCGACGTAATCTCAGCAATAACTTCTTTCGTTAACAGAGGAAAACCGAAAGTAGTTACATATGCATTTCTTACAGGAAATGATTCAACATAATACTCATTGAACCATTTAGATATACAATCATGACTTGGAAGCCTTTTATTTGTATATAAATCACTGAACCAATCACAAGCCATAACAACCTCTTCTTTGTAAAACTTCTTATTCATTATTTAATCCTCTTTCCTTCTGGTAATTTTTTATTTAAAAAATTACCAGACACAATGTTTGTTCACTGTATCTGGTAATGTCCTTAAATTCCGCCTCTATCTATTCTGAAACTTTCCCTGGAAGAAATACATAGAAATACATACTGTAATATTCCACCAAACTCTCCAGCGTCTCTTTAGCATTATTGAATGACTGGATGAAATCATCTTCTTCATTTACAAATGTTCTTATAGCTTCGAATTTGATTGCAAGTAATTCATTTGCAAGTGCAGGGGCAACTTCCGGTGAATGAAACGGAATAGTATTTCCGGCTGTCTCTTTTACTTTGTTGCATTTCTTTATTAATTCTTCTTTACTCATCTCTCATTCTCCTTTTTCTGCGCTTTTTCTAAATCATCAAAGAACTTGAATATTTCTCCTATTGCATCTTGTTCTTGTCTCCTGATTTTAGAAACTCGCCTATTATCTAGCCACTTTAATAATTGAGCTATTAATGGAGCTACTATCAGAGTGCATATTATTCCTGGAATGTTAAATGTCATTATATCACCTGCCTCAGAACATCTTCAAAGTTACCGAAGTTTCTGTAACGATATTTTGTCTGCGCCAGAGTTACATTTGCCTTTACAGTGATATTGATTTCATCATCTGTACCAGCTACTTCACATGTAGCAGGGAACACCAGATCTATCTCGTCTCCCTCTTTCTTTCCTTTAAAGAACGATGCCGGCAGATGACCAAGGTTGTTAGCTCTCATGTAAATTCTCTTGCTGTCTTCTGTCTCAGCATGAAGATAATGATCAACAAGATTATCACATCCCATCCCTGTAAACCAGAGTTGAACTACAGGATCTTTCTCCGGATCAAATTCTTTGCCGCTAAGATCAGCAATCTCTGTAATATTCTTGATCATATTCTTCTGAGTAGATTCACTGAGATATTTTGTTACAAGGCCGCCTTTATTCGGAATGATAAATACTTCCAAATTTCCTTCTAATACGTTATTGATAATCTTATTCATGGTTATACCATCCTTTCTTATATATGTAATTTAATAAATAACTATGTAAAATACTAGATATTCTTTATCTGTATTCACTTTTATAATATATATAGATAAAATAACGATATACGGTGGGATTCAATCCCACCGTATATTTCAATATTGTTATGGAATTTGAAATTCTGTTTTCCCATTATTGAGTTTCACATTTTTTGCTCTTTCAGATATAATATGTTTCGGAATAGTCTTTTCTACTTTATCTTTGATAAATAAATCCCCATCATTATCTGTGTATAATACATACATGTCAGTCATTGGTTTATTAATAACATTAGTCATTTTTACTTTTTCTAAAACTAATGTTACTTCACTGAACTTATCTCCATCAATGAATCTGAATGTTATATTTCCACATCCAGCATATGTCAATCTTTCTACAACTTCTTGTAACTTTTCATTGTCATATGATCCAAATGACTTAAATAATCTTGATGCTTCCAATAATGTACAACTTGTACTAGCCCATGGAGTTATATTTTTATAGATTTCTATAAAAGCTCCATCATGCCATACAAGTATACCATCGTATATAGCTCTTTCGATTCTTCTATCTCCAAACCATTTCTTCATATCTTTTGCATAAAACTCATAATATTGATCTATACCTATGCCATTATTATTTGAAATATGATATTCGATATGATCTATTTCATCTCTAAATAGTCGATATAGGTCTGAATCCAAAATACCATTAGGAGTAGTAAATAATAATTTTCTTTCTCCTGTATCAGGATTCAATATTTTAACTTTGCCATTATCTCCAAAAACGATATTACTAGAATGGAACGTGTTTATTTGATCAATTGAATCGATTATTAAAGTCCCATCAATAAAAAATAATTTTGATTCTTTATCGTTATTAGTAGATCTTATATAAGCTCCATTCTGAAGATACAACTCTGCTCCTTCTTTAAGATGAATAGAAGCTCCTCTATCAACTGTAATTCTAGAAGATGGCCCATCAACTACGATAGTTCCTTCAATAACGCATTCAGCCGCTCGTTTTGTATTTCCTAAAACTACTCCTAAATATAATTCAGGATGAAGATATGTGAAACCTTTAAATTCGTTACTAATATAAAGAGTACATCCTTTCTTTATTAAAAGATCTGATACAATTTGTTTAACATCAATTTCCTTGCTTTGTATTCCTAATACTGGAAGTTTAAAATCTCCCAATACAGCTTCTCCCCATAAAAGAATCATTTTAATTATTTGAGAAGATTTTGTCGGAGATCCTCCAATCCAATTATATCCTAACCTCCCATATTCAGAATTACTCTCTCCTTGGGTATTAACATTTATAATCTCATCTCTTAAGATTGCCTCGTAATCTGTTAAACTTATAGCCCTTTTACCAAGATCTATTCCACGTACATTAATAATTGCAGCACTGTCAATGTTTATTCTCTCATTAGATAAAATATCAATATTTACTAAATCTATATTAATTGTACCATATATTTTGACTTCTGACGTTTCGTCAACATTAATAGATGATATATCTAATAGATTCAATGTGGAATCCATATAAAATATTACAGTAGATCCATTAATAACATTAAGTACAGAACTAGGTTCAAATGAAATATCTCCATGTACTTCTAATACTCCGTTATCAACGGTAAGAGATTTATCTATCATAACGCCAGTATTAGTAATTACTGTCATCTTTTGATATGGATTATCCTTATTAGAAGAAATAATAAAGTTTCCATTACCTGTTTTAATAGTTCCGGTATTAGTAAATAAATTGAATACAATATTATCAGGATCATCAGAAATACAAAGTATATTTATATTTCCATCTCCTATACCATAAAATGAGTTAGATCCTTCAGGAGGAATATAGTTTACTGTTTTTCTATATATTTCAAACTCAATTAATGACGATCTATTAATATTCATAATAACACCTCCAATTTTTAATTAATGACGAGTTCGAATAAAAAAATAAAGGAGGGGTATCAATACCCCTCCTTTATTATATCTGATGAATCATATTATGAATGAAGTTTAACGGTTTCTTTCCAGTAATTTTTCATTTTATATTTAGGATCGTATGTCACTTCTTTAATCACAATATCGTCGAATGGAAAAATATATTTATTAGCCTCATCTTCTGTCTTAAACTCTACTTCTGCATACAAGAATGTATTGTTATTGACATTATTAAATACAATCATATGCTCATCAACTTGAAGTTTATATTGTTCTTTATTGATAGGAGGCGTTGGAACCAAAATCTTAGCACCTTCAAATATTTCTTTATTTACTTTACTCTCATATTCTTTACGTGAAACAGAACCATCTGATTTTAATGTAATAATATATTTGCATTTTTCATTATGTAAATCTACTTTTTTCCTTACTCTAATTTCAGGTTCTGTAGAAAGATATATTATCTCCACCTCACTATGAGATGCTCCTTCCATAGCTGGGAATGTTTTTAATAACCATTTTCTTTCAATTTCTGTTGGCATTATTATTCACTTCTTTCTGTTATCATATATCCATTCTCTCTAACAAATATTTCTATCAGTATTATAATTAGGTCTCACGTAATGTGACCAATTGATCACCTCCTTTCTATATTTTTATAATATATAACTAATTAGTGAAAAGATCCTATAAACCCAATTGATCACCTCCTTTCTATATTTTTATAATATATAACTAATTAGTGAAAAGATCCTATAAACCAAAATGCTCAGGAAAATTTATTTATCACTAAGAATAGCAATAGTAATATTCTCCAACGCCGATATATCATACTTGATAGAGCTATTAGTACGATTAATCAGCATATTAGTAGGAGTAAATCCATCAAACAACTCCCAGAACTCTTCCATTTCTAATGCTAATGTATTTAAAACATCACCGTCAAAATCAGCGTTTAGACCAGGAAGTATGGCACTAGGAATTGCTAAAGTTACATCTCCGGAATCTTTCTTGACGCTTCGTATTGACATTAATAAAATACTTCCGAATGTGATTGTAGGATTTCTATTAAGTATAAGCTTAGGCTTGTCCTCTTCTATCACATCACACATTATCTTGTACACATAATCATCATATTCGAATTTAGATGATAAGAAATTCGCAGCACGTGTAATAGTCCATCCTTTATCTTTAATGATTCTTCGGAGTATTAATCCCCTATACTGTACGATGAAGGCTTTGTATGAAATGTCAACTTCATCGATGTGTAATGTAGGATCAAGGACAATAACTGATCTACCTGAGAAGTTAAATTCTCCACCAAGCACATTAGCTCTTGTCCATCCATGTTTACCATCAATCAACGAGAAATTCAAATTCCACAGTTCATTAGCTCTCATCTGAGCTTGATATAAGTACAGTGGAACTTCAATAGCAGATGCTTTCTTTAAGTTCAACGTGATGTTTGTTAAAGGATGAATCTGTTTATCAATAGGAGAGAAGTAATATGATTCAACTGTAATTCCTTGAGGACGCAATACTGTAGAATATACTGGTAACTTGTCAGTCCATACAAGATCTTTATCTCTTATAAGTGAATCTATCAATTCAGCCTTCTGTTTTCTTTTGCTCTTATAATAAAGCATGATCTCTTCATAGTTATCATAGAACTCTTTCATACCAATATTATGATATGTAAGCATAGATTTCTTAACTTCAATCGTATCAGTATGTTTTCTTATGATACCTTGAGATGTTATTATATTTTCATTAGAGATGATATTCTCTAAGTTCTTCTTTGATAATGCTGATTGTAAACGTTGATAGAATAAAGGATTAATAATTTTATAAGGATAGAAGTTAAGCCATCCTGTATATAGAATGTCTACGTCCTTATATTCAATCTTAGTTCCACATTCCGGACACACTTCTCCTTCAAATGCAGCTCCTATATATTTACCACATTTACAGTGATATCTATCCATAAACTCATTAGTATCACCGTATGTAGTACCATATCTAGGAGATCTAGGACCATCCATATTTCTAACGGACTTATCTACATCTGAAAACGGAGTATCTGAAATAAGGAATCCTTTTCCGTTTATGCAATCATACATGCATTCTGATTCAAAATTCAATCGTGAAAATTTTATTCGCATGTATTAATACCTCCTATCTAAACTAATATTTCAGTGATTTCTCCATTAATAATATAGAATCCACTATTAAGAGCATGATATGGTTTGTCCAATTTTATAATTGGATAATACACATCTTCTGCTGGTTTATTATTAAATGGATCATGTTTCTTAAAATGAAGGCGTAAAACTTCATGACCTGCCAAATCAGTTTCTTTAATTGGAGAATTTTCAATTCCAACAAAATGATGATTTGTAAAATTCACAATACCTCTACTTTTAAGAAATTTTTGTTCTATAGTCATTCTTACCTCCTATACTTCAATTTTCATTGTTTCGCCGTTATCTCTATTCTGAAACACCATGTATGTGATCTTATCAGAATTTCTTGCGGGGGATTTATCTCCGTCAGGCTTAGTTGTTTCAGTTTTAAGATAAAGCCAATTCTCTGTATCAGTAATACCATTACGATTTAGAATGCCATACTGTTGACGGGTTAATTTCTTTCCTCTAATTTTAGACACTTTTATTTTCCTCCAATTTAAATATTGATAAGTTTCTCAATATATTCTCTTCCATCTCCTGTAAAGATAGGAATTTCCTTATCTATAACCCAACGACTACGTAGAGACATTTCAGGTTTATCCTCTGATAATGGATGTTCATTTCCTTCTGTATCTACCAGGTAATTTTCTTTAATACAACAAGAACCTCTCTTTTGATGAGTAGGAAAATCATTCCAATTTACTCCTTTTTCTGTAAATAAAAGATCCTGAATACCATTGGTGTTTATCTTATATAATCTCTTATCAGAGAAATATGTTCTACCAACCATCTCAATAGAATTTCTTGTTGCATCTTGTTGTCTCCATAAGATCAAGTTTGTTACTTCTTCCTTAGGAATATTGAACGACCTTGAATCAAACATCGCTTTATTTTCAATCGCAGCTTTAAGCGATTCTATATACTTGCCATCTGTAGGAACGCCCCCTCCCACATGCACATTAGCGATGTAGTTGTTAGCATTGATTTCAAACGACTTATTGAATGCCATTGTTGCCATGGACGCAGAAATTGATTCTACTTTGCTTTGTTTATAATCGAACCAGGCATCAGAATGTAAATTTTGATAATCAACAAGAATAAGGGTGATCTCATCTGATTGATGATATCCTAATACGCATCCCTGTACATGTTCACAAAGATATTTCATTGTCTCCTGCATCGACTGAATCAATACTTCATCAAATGGAATCTTAAATCCTCTTGTAAAACTATGGAAAGCTTTACCATCAATTCTGATTGCAACTGGCATCCTCCTAATTAATGAATGCTTTGCACGATTCTCATAATTTTCCTTCATTCTTTTTGCTAAATCACTACGATCTGCCATTGTTTTACCTCCTTAAAATGTTAAAAGAGGTTGGGAGAAATGCTCCCAACCTCTGTTGGTACTAGTTCATCAAGTTAACTTTACGAAAACATTCTCTGGCAACAAATGCATCCCATAAAGAATTATGTTTAATATTCTTATTTTGAGATAATTCACCAAAAGGATCAATTGCCATTAAAGTTCTTACTTTCTCTGCTCCTATAAATTCTTCCCTGTTCATATCAGGATCTATAGCTTTATACTGCATCAAAGTACAAAGATCAACAGGTATGTAGTATAAGAACTTAGGAATATTGATAGCAGGAGCTCCATTACATATTAGATCATTAAGAAGAACCCAATCATATGCATAGCAATCGGTATAAATCTGAATCTGTTTTCCTGTGAGTTCTGATATTCCTGATAACCACTGAAGAAGCTTTGTTCTGATAAAGTTTGAATTACCTGTCATCATTACAATACTTCTATTATCGTCAACATATCTCTGATACTCTTCATCATCAGGTCTAAATAGAAGATTATCGATTACATGTTGTCTTAACCACCCGTCTACTTTACTCTGATCGTAATCAGTAAATTCAGCATAGAAATAATCATTAGTGTCAGTAACGAAACTTATGCTAATTAGCGACGTGTCTTTTGTCAAACCTGTGAATTCTGCATCATAATAGATTTTTGTTTTATTTAGTACTGCCATATGAATCCTCCTATATCATCTCATCACATGGATCATCAGTACAAATTGCGATTGCTTCTACTGATCGAACCTTACGAGTTGATAAAATCTCCCTAAGAACAAACTCTGCATCATCTACAATAATATTAGGAATTTCACTAATATTATTTAAATATGCATCACTCATTAATTGAGAAACTGAAATAGGTTCAGGGATTGATAGTTCCATTCTCTTTGCACGTTTCTGAAGTTGTCTTACAGAAGCAATGCTTGTAACAAGAATTGGAATCTGTTTCTCAGCAGATAACTTAATAAGTTTCTCAGTTTTACCAGTCTGCCTTCCAGAAATTGCTTTCTTCATTTTTCTTTACCTCCTTTGAATAATTCATAAATTTTATCGAAGATATTAGATTTTTCTACTGTCTTATTAGACATATCCATAGATATTGCTTTTATATCAGACATAGGAGATATTTTCATACGAATAATCATACTTAACATCTGATCAGCATCGTCAATAATAACACCCTGATCAATTCTAAAAAACTTTGCATTATTATTCAACATATCATTTACTGTTATAGGAGTAGGAATATTAACTCCTTTATCTCTTGCTAATTTTAGCACATAATTAAGTCTGTTCATATCTGTAACAATAATTGGCCAGTTATTTTCTGAAGAAAGTTTAATTATCTTTGTAGTCTTTCCAGTTTGGCGTGTATCAAATATTTTAATCATATTACTCCTTTCTTTAATCATCAAACATATTTTCCAGTGAGATGTTAGTATTAGCCATAATCAAGAAGTTGATAAGTTCTGACATCAGCTCTCTCTTATTTATTGATATCTCTTCACCGAGTATATCCTGTTCTTCATACAGTACAAATCTGTACTTGCTATTGGTAAATGTTATTAAGAACTTCTTAATTATATCCTCATTGATTTCCACGATTGTACTGTAGAATTTATCAATAAGCATATTATAACCAGGATCGTCATTGAAGTATTTTGTATCTTTTACATACATCTTTTCTCCAACAGGAGTTTCTTCAATATTTGCTGTCATAATCAAACACAGACTAGCATCGAGTAAAGAATCCTTTGTAATATTAAATCTCTTCATGATGTCTTTTCTCATTATCAAAAGAAGCTTGTACCAATCTATGTTTTTCAATAAAGCAAATTCTTGTGACGATGCAGTGTAATTGAAGAAATAGATTTCAATCATCAATTGATGTAATCTATTCGGTTTCAAGTTTTTCCTGTAGTATTCAATTTCCTCAGGAGTAATTTCATTCTCATATTTCTTAAAGAGTTTATCTGTAAGCTGTCTCATATCCATAGAACAAGTTGTGATATACTCTTCATTGATCTTCATTTTTGATGCACGATAACGATCATTTTTAGAATTACCGTCTGCATCTGGAACTATAGATGTCTCTATCAAATTACGTCTGAATACCTGCATTATAAAGATAGAGATATGAGTATTGATAATACTTGCTAAGAAAGATAACACTCTTTCTTTAGGTTGTTCCTTAACTGAATTCCATGTCTGAGGCATCTGGAACTTGATGAAGTTGTCAATGATAACGTTCCTGGACATAAGCTGATTTATAATGATAGATTTGTCCTTTCCTTCTATCTCTTGCTGTTCAAAGATAGACTTGTTAAAGTTATATGAGCTATTAACTTTATTTTCTACATATGCATAGATCTTATTGTAGATATTAAAGTCAAACTCAAATACATTAAACATATCTATGTAGAAATCATAGAAGATATCAATATTCTTTTGAATGTTAATATTTCTCATAACAGCAAAGTGATTAATAATGAATGACAAGATCTTTATACCAAATGAAATCTGGAGCATAGCTTTCACATGTACGTTTAAGAATTCCAATGATTTCTTCTTTCTTTGCATGATTGAAAGCATATCAGGATTCTGCATGTTCTTCATATTCTCTGCTTCTATGTCATCAACATAATTCTCTTCAATCATCCTGATAATTTTTTCCTTCATAGAATTGGTAAAAATTGTCTTATATACCAAATCTTTGAATGCTGCAAAGTTGGCCATTGTATAGGAAATGTTATCAACATCGATCAGATATTTTATTCTGAATAATGATGTGATCAATTCTCCTTCTTCATCATACATTGTTTCGAAGAAATTTAATTCTTCACACATACGAGGAAGATATGAAGAATATGAGATTTTTGTAACTTTCCATTCATTAAGAGCTGAAATGTTCTCATTGTCTATATGATCAAGCTCTTTATCAAACTTGATAATCATTGTTTTTGGTAATGAAAAGAATCGTGCATCATCTGGATATAGCTTCCATTTAATCCAATATGATGCAGCCCCATTAGGAAATGCGTGTTTCTTATACTTCCATCTAGGTATTTCTTGAGCCTTTTCTATAGGCTTAAGTGAATTGATTTGTAACATGTATCCATCCTCCTAAATAATATTTGAAAAAGCATTAGGCATCAATCTTATATCCATTGCAATAGTAGTACCAATCCGTATTACTGGATTTGCAGAAGCTAAACTTTGCAAATCATATTTAAATGTTTTACAGTTATCGATGTAATTATATCGATAATCTCGTGTTAATAGGATATGAGAATATGTGCCTCTCAAAATTTTTGAAGCCAAATTGACCATTTCTATATCAGAAAATATATAAGTGAAATTTTGATTGCACTTGCTTATAGCAGTTTTAAGATCTCCATGGAGATAAGTATAATCAATTCCACTAAGAATATTTTCACAATCTTTTGGAATATAACGCTCCTCTTCTTTGCTGTAGACGTATACTGGAAATGACATATGCTGTTGTCTATATACATCAAATAGCCTGCAAATATTTAATGGAGGACTTAACTTGTAAATAGAATCGTCGTTGAGTAAAATATATTGCATCAAATTATTTAATTCATCAGGATCTAACTTATGCATAAAATCCAGTTGTTGTAATGGATTTAAATATCTTCTTTTGATGTACCATTCTATTATGGAAAGAATTGAAAAATCTTTTATCAAAAAAAGAGGAAGACCATAAGTTTGATCAGTAATTATCATTTTAACAATTGCATATAAATATGCAGGTTTCAACACATCATGATACTGAATGAACATTCCTGCACCACCAGGAAAGAAAGCATTCGTATCAAATTTAGATTCAAAACCCATTAGTATCACCTCCATCTATTTCAAGCAAAAAAAATAGGATGAGGGCGGCAATCCCTCATCCTATTTACCCGTTCTTTACATTACAAAGACAGGGTTAATTCGGGAGCGAATAAGTACTGAGATTCTGCTGTTGGCTCGGCTGAGCAGGCTGCCATGATGCCTGATTATTATAATTCTTCCTGTAATTATTATTGTTAACAGGTTTCTTATAATTATTCTGACCATTGTAACCGTTTCCATTGTTACCTTCCTGAATCTTAGCAAAATCATCAGTTAACTTATTAAGATGCCTATCAGCATTAATACCAGTGAGATATCCTTCGATTGTCATCATTACAGCACCAAGACCAGATTCAATCACCTTAGTAACAATCTGGTTATTCTCTTTAACCTGCTGCTGCATAACGTTAAACTTGAAAGGAATTGTACGATTATTCTTACTGATAGAAAGAATTGTATCATACTGTCCATTAGGATTTAATTTTCTTTCAAGCTTCAGAGATGCTCCAGATGCACAAGGAATAGGAAGATCAGTCTCTGTAACTTTCCCGTCAATGATATCTTTAGCTGCTTTCCATAGAGTGAATGCACCTTCAAAATTAACTGTCGTAGTTTCACCATTCTTTGTATCATAGGTAGATCTTCCATTCTGATCTTTACCTGTGAATGGATAGAACTGAAATGAAAGATTAGTGTTATAAAACTTCATATTCAAATAAGACATTCCTTCTGAATAGAAATTCCTGATCTGTGTAGATGTCTGTGTTCTATTATTTGGATTACTCATTTAATAATTCCTCCTTAACTTCCTTAGTCAGTATGATATGGTTAATTAGTTCTACTCTGAACTCTTCATTCTGATATAACTTTGGTGTATATTTCCTCAGGAAATTACCATTAACTTTTCCACTTGCGAAGAGTTCATATATTTCCTGATCTCCTCTGTATTTAAGGAACTCCATCGGTCCTATTTCAAGAATGAGAGGACTATAATGACTTAGTAATTCATCAATCTTATTAAAGAATGCTACGTCATCATCTTCGACTTTAATGTTGGCAGTCTTGTAGTTTACGTCAGATGAAATAACAACCTTAAAGTTATTACGAGCTCCAAGTATGAAGAACTCATATAAACGCCTTAAGATGAATTCTAATTCGTTTTCGTCGATATCCTCTCCTTCAATACCATTAATCGAAATTGTTAAACGCTTATTGAATAACTGATTAAGTTTATCAACGAACGTATCGAGGATCTTATCGAGCGCCTCTTTAAGTTCCTGAGGATGTTCCAGATCTTTATGTGCCTCTTCATAAGAATAATGAAGCTGATCATAAAATATGTCTACGTAATTACTTTTATCCTCCATATTTATATAATCAGAAAATTGTGTCTCAATTCCTTCAAGAATAGTTGCTAATGGATAATCTCCTAAGAATGCAGATTCGGCTATCAATTCACTATAGTCAACAGTTTCATCCGCACTACTTTGATCATCCATATATGATTGGGCAAAGTCTGAACCCTCTGGAACAGGTTCAGGTTTCCAATCAGTTGGTGGTAATTTATCATCAAGACTTGGTATCAATGCCATAACTTATATTATCCTCCTTATTATATTGCATTTAATACATTAATTGTTCTTGTTTGTATTTAATTTTATTACATACTTATCAAACATGACGTCAAACTTGCTTTACCATTTGGAGTCTTAAAATCTATATCTTCTATCCTTAATGCTTCAAGAACAGACTTGAACGATGAAATCACGTCAGAAATAATTACATCAAAATCAGTAATTTGAATCATCCATTTAGGAATTTCTTTAACTGAATTCGGTATACAAATATATTTCAGTCCAGATCTACGAATTTCATCATAGTCAGACATATAGATTTTAGCAATAACCTCATTATAGTCTTCAGGATATTTTTCTTTTACTCTCTCCAAATCCTTCTGATCAGTTACTATAGTCTTTAGAATACGAACCCTATCCAGCGAATATATTTTCTTATCAGGAAATAATTCATTCCATACCATAGACCCACGAAATACTGGTAAACTCCATGCTTTAGCAATATTCTTATAGCCTCCTTCTGCTTTAAATTGTTGCTGCTTTAAGAATGTAACTCCTCCATTCTTTAGATCATCGAATATCTCTCTTTCAAACTGTTTCAACTCAGTCATCAATTCATGTAATTCCAAGTCGTCTGAATACAAGATGTGGTTCTGTAGCATATTTTTAAACTTCGATTCTACCTCGTCTGTAACTCCAGCTTTAATAAAATCTACACCTTTAATTTCCGGCTTAAACGGAATGATGATATTTCCTTCTCTTAGAACGATTGATGCAGCATATCTCTTCTTAGTTCTCATCAAGAAGAAACGTCTAAACATGAACTCATTCTTCATTGTTAATTCAGCTCTAGACTCTTCATCCATCCTATGACATCTTCCATAATAATCAAGTATCTTAGCTACAGATCTATCCAATGATGCTGCTAATACGTTAACAAGTATCATCTCGTTATACATTTTCTTTCTTCCAAATGTATCTCCCGCAACGATCTCGTTCAATACAAATGATACAAATAAATCTGCGTTGATCATATTAGAATCTGTATCAACAAGTAATACTGTATTTCTTTTATGATTATTCAATTTAACTATGCTATCAGGAGTTATATATTCAACATAGATAAATTGAGTCATTAGAGAAATAAACTCCTCCATATCGTCTTTTATAACATCAGGAATATCATATGGATTAAGAAACATCTCTTTAGAAATCCATTTATTATAGTCGACGATATATTTCCCTTCAGAATCCCATGGAAACTTAGTTCTGAACTGCTCAGGAATATCTTTAATAGCAGCTTCATAGTTAGGAAGTTTAGATAATACATTGATCAACAGCTGCTGGATATTACCATGATTACGGACGAATTCTTTTATGTTATTCGCATAATATAGATAAACAAGCTGATCTGAAGTTCTGTTATCAATATAATCTTTTAGACAAGGAAGAATATTCTTATCTAAAATATAGAAGTGCTTAGTTATTCTTCTATATACATCTTCAGCCGTTGGACGTTTTACCCACTTAGGTATCTTTTCATCTTTCTTACATACATGATTCAACCAGTCGAAACACTCATTGTTGTTAAAGAACTTCTGATTATCACCTACATAAGATTCGAAGAATGCAGCCATAGTAGTAATGATAGATTGTGCCATTAGGGTAGTTGCTGCTGGCGAATACTTAGTATAGAATGCTGCTGTAGGTGCACCAGATCCACCATATTCCGCATTCATTACAACCTTGATATTCTGCTGCTCCAAATCTTTCATTGCATATTCATCAGATCCAGCTTTCAGTGAAAACATCTCTTTCTTAACTTTCTTTCTACCTTTCTTCAAACTTCTCAACATATTTGATGTAGGTGACAACAGTTCAGACGGTTGGCAATAAAACGTTGCATTACCTGATACTACTGGGTTTCTTTTTTCTATCCAGTTACACATTTCACTCAGCTTGATGGTATGATTATCTCCAGTCACGTTATTATCCATAACTATACTAGGATCACATATTCGTTCTTTTACTATCTGATGAACTATATCCTCAACCTCTAATTTATTCAATTTAGGATTCATCATCATGATAGTTTTAGTAACTTCTTCTACGTAGTCTTTTCTAAATCCCATCTATATAAACCTCCAAAATATTTTCTATTATTATTTAGATAATATATCTTCAAAATAATTATTAGGATAAACATAATAGAGAGGTGGGATATCCCACCTCTCTATTATTCACTTATTCTACCCAAGGATTTCCCAATTTGCTAACACTGATTCAAGCGATTCATACGGACACTAGGAATTATCACATTTACTATATAAGTATATAAATACAATGCGTCTACCTCCCATTCCATGTACCTGGTTTTATCTCACATCTTAAATCATAAACTTTACCCCTCTTAAATCCCATTGAACCATTTTTACCTATAAATTTAGCTTTCATATACATTCCTCCTTATTAAGGTGAGTCAGAGATACATTATTGAAAGCTCCAGTAGAAACTATATAGTCGATTGATAATTTATTATTCTTAAGACCAACATTTTCTGTATTATCCAACGCTTTAATTGTAGTATTTGTTACAAACGATAATAAATTCATTATAGTATTATGAAATATTACATTATCAATTAACACTGGACATATTGCATTCACATTTTTTATTGTAAGTATTTCTGATGCAGACATCTGAATAGATGCATTACTTTCAGGAACAGTGATATCCTTCTTAATAGTTGGCAATAGAGTCAATAGGTTTAAAACAATCTCATGGGATAGATAGTTTAAATAATCATCAGGAATAGGTTTTCTAGAGAATAAATCTATTTCATTCGATTCTCTAATATCCTGATTCTTTGGATCTCCTATAGCAAATTTCTTTGCTATTGTATTTGGAATACATCTACTAATGTTTGGAATTATATAAAGATCTAAAATAGTCTTCATAATCTCTACATTATTTTCTTTAAACATTTCCAACTCAGGAGATTCAATAAACTGTTTAAACAGAAGATCATCCAACATTTTATCTATGAGATTATCTGAAATCCATGTAATCAATTGACTTTCTTCAGAAAGTAATTCTTGTACAGCCGATATTTTAGGAACCATCAATATTGTTCTACCTGGCGTGACCTTATTCTTCATATTATATATGTATTCAGAATATATCAATGAAGCCACCCCATCAATTATCGCCCACTGAGTTACTTCAATCTTACTCTTATGAGTTTTCAATGCATTTTTTACAATTTCGTTAATAGCCATAGCTACCATCCACCTTTCTTTAATCTTATATAGAAATTTATTATTAATAGTAAAGGAGAGAGAATAAATGTATGACGTTATTAATCTAACCATCCCTGAAAAGAAATCAGATCCATCTTCTAATTTCTCTTTAAATTTGTTTGATGAATCTGTAGAAGTCGAGAAGTCTATTGATCAGTTTTATACAGAGGCAGTATTTGCTAACGGTAAAGAAAGTGTGATGCCAATTGTAGAAACTATCAAAAAGATCAAAGATCTATTGGAATCTCAAATTGCCGAGCAGGATAAAGGAATTGAAAATAATAAGGATGCTGATAATAAAAGAAAGAAAGGAGAGCCTGTAACTAAAACCAAAGTTAAATACTTTGATCCAAAAGCTTTCTGGAAGAATCAACTATTCAAACAACTCGAAGATGAATTCTCAAAAGTATTTGGTTTTAGAGATGTTTCTATAGAACCTTATATTGAGAAATATAATTCCAAAGAGAAGATGTTTGAGAGTAGAATTCTAAACGCAGAAATTTATCATGCAGATAGATTTCCCATTGAAGGTCTTGTGACAGATAAAGGATTCTATGACAAGAGTAAATCAGTAAGAATGAATGTATATCTTTCTCTCGGCTTAATAAGAGCATTGAGTGAAGAAGAAATCATGGCAGTTATGTTACATGAATTTGGTCATTCTATCGATCCTGCTTTAGTAGATATTAAATACACAGAAGTGAATATTCTATCTAAATATCTTACAGATAGAAAGCATGCTATCAATAAAAATGAAAAGAAATTTATAGATAAGCATAAAAACAATTTTATTGTTATCTTTTGTATTTTTGGAGTATTATTGGTAGGAACTCTTGTAAGTTCTATATTCAATGCCATTAGAGATAAAATCTTAGGTAAAGAAAAAGTTCAACAGAAGAAGCTGGAAAAAGTTAGAAGGATGATTGAATCTGACAAAGATAAGTTTACAAGACAAGAATTTTCAGAAGCATTTGCAGATAACTTTGCTCGTATGTATGGATTTGGTCCTCAGCTTTTAAACGGCCTTAAGAAACTTGATAAAGAATCTGAAAAGATGATTAATTCTCGTTTTAAAAAAGAAAGAACAAGACAGGATATAATTGTTATGATCGTTCAAGATTCTATTAATGATGTTCATAAAACAAACATTCACAGGGCTCGTGCATTAATTAAGGAATATAAATCTGATATAGCAGATCCTAATACATCTACAATCGTAAAGAAACAGTTACAGGAAGACTTAACAGAACTTGAGAAGATCTTAGATGAATATCTTACAAACTTTGGAGAATTCCAGAATAGAGTAAATAAGATCATCAACGAAGAACTTTCCAAGATTGAAGTAGTTGATGAAAAGAAAGCTGCTGTCAATAAACCTAAGAAAGAAACTACTCCAAAGGAAGAGAAGAAAGAAGATCCTAAGAAAGAGGAACCGATAACTGAAAGTAAAAAGGCGTATGAAAAGATGAAGAAAGAAATAAATGCGATTACTTCATCTGAGAGAAATGAATTTTATAAGTTATTCGGGAAATCAACTGCTTGCTCTTTAGCTAAGGATAAAAACGGCTATTACGTTAGAACTCATAGAGCAAGATCTAAGAGTTATCCTGAAATTAAAGATATTCCTAAGAAAGATGTAGAATTCGTTAGAAGTACATCATAAACAATAATAAGGAAGGGAGGATCATCCTCCCTTCCTTATTATGATCTTTTCAGTTATTCTTTCTTTTTCTCTTCGTCTTCAAGACCAAGAAAAGATTTAGGTAAATCAAGAACAGCGGCTTCGATCATGTCATTAACAACATCTCTGTCATATGTGATATTGTTAGCTTCGAGAAAATCGAATACATGCTGAATTCGTTCATCTTTCTTGATTACACCTGTCTTGCACAGCTGTTCAGCAGCTGCTACTCCGATTACAACAGCATCATAGAGGTTTCTTCTTTCCTCAATTGTCATCTGATCTTTAAGAACCGGAGCTACATATTTCCTCCCGAAATATGCAATGGCTGTTACCCCTTCCCGTATAGTTTATACATCTGTATTTTATATATTATTATATATTATTATTAAAAGAAAGATAATAATCCAAATTACACTCTGTACATTGGAGTATATCCGTATTATATCCCATAATCTTATTTACCACAATTGCGCTTAGTTTAGCAAAAAAATAATTGGAGCAATGTATTGCTCCAATTATCCCTGTTATTACTTTATGTATTATTCCGTAGTTGCCACACCGTCTTCTCTGAAATCGATGATCGGTGTAGACGAACCCTGAACCTGTGGAAGTTCTCCATTCCACTGCTCATACTTGATCTTCTCGATCAATTCAGGTGTAAGAGACTGAGCAATCTTACGGTTTGCTTCTGCCTCTGCTTCTGCCGCGATCTTCAAAGCATCTGCTTTACCCTGAGCTTCAATTGCCATCTGTTCTGCCTTAAGAGCTGCAGTTTCCTTATTCTTTTCTGCCTCAATAAGGGCTACTTCTTTATCTTTCTCTGCCTGAATCTTAGCTGTTTTTGCTTCGATATTTGCTAATTCAAGCTCCTGCTGAGCTGTTACCTTACGAGTGATAGATGCTCTGGTTTCATCATCAGTTTCAATATTGATAAGGGATGCATTTTCGATGATAATACCGTAAGGAGAGAACTTCTCAGCGAGATAATCAGACAGTACGTTATTGAGTTCTGATCTCTTTTCTCCTAAGATTTCAGTAACGGGATATTTAGCCGTTACTTCCTTAGACCAGCTAATGATATTAGGTTTAATGAATGTATTCAGTACTTCCTTACCGCTTCTTCCTTTAAATCTCGTAAAGATCTCAGGAAGCCTGTCTTCATCAAAGCGATATGTGAAAGTAAGCTCCATTGTCAACCCTTTACCATCGCTGGAAGGAGCTGAGAAACTATCATCGTCAGGAGAGTCACCATCCTTGGTAGCCGTAAGATATGACTGTTCGATACCGATACTATATGGAATCAACTTCTGACCAGGCTTAATCCAATGCCAACCCTGACCAAGCACACGATCCTCAATTCCACCGTTCATGGAATAGACTACTCCTGAATAGCCTGCGTCGATCTTCCTCAGACTCAGTGCAACTAACACGAGAGCTACCACGATTACAACAGCTGCTACAATACCTCCAGTGACTTTCTTTGCTTTACTCATTATTCTTTATTCTCCTTTTTAAAGGTGCTTTGTTATTAGTTTCAAAGTGTGATATTTATGTTATATTTTATCCACTATTCATGTTCTTCTCCCTCCTCTCCAGTATTTTTATCTTCATCATCACTAAACATTTTCTGGCTTTTCTTGGAAACTGAATCTCCAATTTTGCCAAATAACGGTGATAATAAAAACCACAAAACTACTGCTCCTAAAAGCACAAGTATAACTAATACTACCATATCTTTTCTCCTTTCTATTTGTAGTATAATATATAACTATTTAGTGAAAAGATTCTGATAATTTTAATAGCTCATCTTTGTCATTGTTTACATTACCATCTATTACCTCATCAAGTAATTTGTGCAATACATTTCCAAGTTCTTTTCCAGGTTTATATTCTAACTGAATAAGATCATTACCATTGACAGCTAAGTCTTTCAGTGTAAAGCATTCGTTATCTTTCTTAACTTCATCAAGCACTAATTCCATTTTGCTAACTTTGTCAATTCTTGATTTTTCATAATTGAGTTTCTGTCCCATGATATCGGCTCTTCTAAGAATTAGTAATCTCCTGAGCTGATCTTCTCCTATTTTATTCAGCCACCGTTTTACATATTTCTTTCCTACCTGAAATGTTGCATCATGGTAATATATTAATTCAACAACTTTATCCCTCGTATCGTTGTCAAATTTCATACGGGTCATTATCTTACCAGCTATTTCTGCACTTATTCTTCCATGACCTTTAAAATGTCTATGACCGTCATCACCGTCCTGATATGAAAAAGGTTTACCAATATCATGAAATAAAATTGCTAGGCGAATGATCAGATCTTTAGTTCCACTTCGTCTCAACGCCATCATAGTATGATATAAAACATCAAACTCATGGTATGGATTATTTTGATTAAAGTCTCTCATATCTTCAAGTTCAGGAATAAGCAATTTGGACAATTCAGGGTATTGTAAGACAATAACATTGATCATATCTGTTTGCATAATTTTGCAAAATTCACTGTTTATTCTTTCCATTGATATATTAGATAATAACTTATATAAATTCCTAATCTCTTTAGTTATATCACTATCCAATGCAAAGTTTAATTGTCCAGCAAACCTCAATGCCCTGAGAATTCTCAGGGCATCTTCTTCAAAACGATCTTTTGCAGATCCTACACATACAATTACTTTTTCTTCGATATCACCAATCCCATCAAATGGGTCAACAATACCGGTTGTAGGATTGTAAGCAATTGCATTCATAGTGAAGTCTCTTCTTCGTAAATCTTCTGTAAGATCGTCAGTGAATGTAACGTTATCAGGTCTTCTGTTATCAGAATATTTACCATCGATTCTGAACGTTGTTACTTCAATTGGCATATCATTAATAAGTACAGTGATAGTACCATGTTGAAGACCTGTTTCTATAACTCTCAAATCTTTAAAGACAGTCATCATTTCATAAGGAGTTGCAGATGTACATATATCCCAATCATGTACTTCTCTTCCAAGAATGCTATCCCTCACTGCACCTCCAACAACGTATGCTTTGTAATTTGAATCATTTAGCATATTAATGATGCTTCTTACTTCATCAGGTATACAAATTCGAGAAATAGCTTTCATTTCCCCAATGATTTTACTAATAGCCAAATTTACCACCTCAATTCTACATTAGGAATTTCTATATATTTTGCTAAATATCCATTATGATAAAACACTTTATCGTTTTCAGTGATAACTTCACCAAGATATTTTCTCATGATAAAAGGCAGAGAATATCCATCAATACACTTAAATTCTACCCTTGGTGCTCCACAGTCACTGCGAAAGCATTTTGCATATCCATCAATTCCACCTATTTTATGAAGCGTAAAATATTCGAATCTTAATGGAAACACAAGACCAAACATTCTACAAAATTTTTCAAATTCATATCTACTAAGAAAGTTATTAGACATATCTAGAACAATTTCATCATCGCTGTAAAATACGACGTTGTCTATATATTTGCAATTTTCAAGAATATATAGAACTTTCGACATAAGATATCGTTCGTAAGTAACATGTCTCTTTGGATTGCAATTTCCAAGAATGACCTGACGGATATATTTGCTATTGATAATATGATCATTGTTTGTAAATCTAGATATGAATTCCTCCCAAGTTTCAGCTCCACCAAATATAGAACTATCATAATGCGATAAAGCAGAAAAGTTAGCCTTGACCATATCTATACTGATAAACAACTTACCATCATTAGATGGTTTGAAAATATCGTGTTTAGAAATACCTCTATTATCAACAGCAAACTTATTCATATCTTCTGTATTAAATCGTTGATATGCTTCTGTTCCTTTGATAAAGTCAATGGCTACGTCTTTAGTTCTATTATATTCTTCAAAATAATCTTGCTCTGTGGAGTATTTCTTCATCGCATTTATAAATCTTTCGTACTTACTAATTGTACCATATACTTTATCATATAGATTGATTCGCTCAGTAAAGTACGGCTCCTGAAATAAGTTAATTGGAATCTTATAATCCTTACAGAATCTTTCTTTTAATTTTACAGAGATATCCATGATTATATTTCTCCTTTCACGATCATTTCATTTACATAAGCTCTGAACTCATCGATCTCTTTCATGTTAGGCTTATCAGGTAATGAAGTATTTTCTACAGCATAATCAAATCTCTTCTCATATTCATTCAGAATATCATAGAATACTGAAGTAGGTTGACGATTTGAATCTAAATACTCTCCATTCCTTATGCTCATTAATAGATCATGCTCGTTTTCACGATATGTGATTATCTCCTCTTTTTCCAGTATATCGATAGCCATCATATATAGTCTGATCAAATGAGCCATATGTTTGCCTAACTTATTATGACTAATTGCGTTCTCGTTTCGCTTACCTATCTTGCCATAATGATTAACAATAGATTTCATTTCATTAATCATTCCAGCATAATCACGTAAAGGATAATGTTCCAAGTTACAATCAATAAATATCTCTGTTTCGAATCCTTCCTGTACAGCTTCGTCTATATAAAGCTTAATGCCGCCTTCATTGTGAGGATAATATCTATGTTTAAAATCATATCGTGCATTTGCGACGCTCTTCATGATATACTGCTCCTGTTGAGCTTGCCCAACCAATCGATTTGATTTATTTTCCAATCTCCTCAGCTGTGAACCAGCATATCCTGCAAATGTATGAATACAAATTTTAGATAGAAATATTTTCCTCTTTTCGATTAATTGTCTACCTAACTAAGTTAGGTAGACATAATGATCATTTCTGCATCCAAGTATTTCAATCGTATTAGGGTTATTGGATGTAAGAAGCTGAATCATTTTATTGAATGAATACACAGTTGTATCCGTCTCTACGTTTACTACCTGCTCAAAGTCTCTTCCAAGTAAAACTTCCTCTTTTGAATTTAAAGATATTCCTCTCACATCAAGATCTGAATTTTCGTTATTCATTCCATATGCATGACTACCTCCAAGAGTCAGCAAAATAACATTTGAACCAAGATGCTGATTCTCTTTTAAAAACCCATATTGAGGAGTTTTAAGCATTTCTTTAATTTGTGCAATGTTCATTGTTTATGTCCTCCTTTATTTGTGTTCTTTTGTTATCTCATCATTTAATACATCAATAATGAAATAACAAAATGGTCCGCTATTATTGTATACAAGCTCCATATGTTTAGGATGAAATTTATAATAAAATTCATAATCACTATTCAACCATTCACACATTTCATATCCATCGTTAAATATAATATTTACTTTGTATTCTCCATCCTCATCTTTAATAGAGAATTTTTCTATAACACCTGAATGTTGTCTTACTTGATGTCCTCCCATACTATTATTATATTCATATATAACTTTTACACTGAATTCTCTATTTTTTAACCATCTTAATATTTTAACGATTTTTCTTCTTGTAACATAAGGACCTTTTAAACTAATCATTTTCATTCCTTTCTACCATATCTTCATATATGGGACAATCAGAACAATTGTTACATTTTGTATATAATTTAGTCTTTATACACTTTCGGTCGATATAGCAACATTCTATACTACCGTCAGAATTATCAATTTCTTCAACATCGTCAGGTATTAAAACTGCAATGAATAATAAACCTAACATGAAGATTACTCCTAAACAAAATATAGCCAATATAATATTACCTAATAAATCTATCATTATTATTTTCCTCTTGTGTTCCTTGAATAGTTCTTTATCTTTCCGCCCATTACTCCATAAGCAGTAGATGTTAATACTTTACCTGTAGGATTCTCTGTATGCTTAATCCCATATTTTTTAGATCCTTTAAAACTTTTCTTTTTCTTTGTCATAATATCATTTCTCCTTTCTATTTAAAAGCTCTTTCAGTTCCGTCAATTCATCATTGAGTGAATCAATTTTATCTGCTCCTGCTGTACAATAAATATGTATAGCATTATTCATCTTATCTAATTCATCCTTTGGATTTTCAATATACTGAAAATTATTAGCTAACCATCTTAATGATTTAGCTTCAGCAATTTCCTTATTCGCAGCCATAGTTTACCTCCTCTACTCTACATGTATACCATCTTGTCGTAATAACTCTTTACACTCTTCAAGAAGTGCTTTCCAATCAGGTTTAATATCCTTAGGATAGTTATAAAGTTTTTCATAATCTCCAGCTAATGGATACCATTCAAACTGATATTCAAATGGTATCTTTTCTTCTTTATCGCAACTTTTATACATATCAGTATAAAACTCATGCATTTCATTCCACTGATCTTCATTAGGAAATTCAGCTTTTTCAATATCCTCAATCATTCTGTATCTTCGAAGATATTTAGAATCTTTCTCTACAAGTTCTCCATTTTTCCATTCCATACCATTTCCCAAAACACAAAATAAATGATTCAATGCATGTTTTCTTGTAGGGAATATTCTAGGATAGAAATCAGCCATCCATTGTAATGTTGCTTCAGCTTTCATATATATATTCCTCCTTCATTATTTTTATATAGTAATAATATATAAATAAAAATATCAGGGGAGGATCATCCTCCCCTGATATTTACTTGTTCTATACAGTTTTCACTCCTACTGATGGCAATGTCAAATATGGCAATCTATAGAATTCATGTACTCCTCTGTTTACGAATATCTGGTTATAAGGAAAATGAACTTTATCATCCTGAACCATTCTGAATTGAACGTGTGATCCATCTTCTTGTTTACAATCAGGATTATTACACACATAATGAGTCGTACCTATAGGTGTCACATCATTACCAAAACATCTGGGGCATACCATAATGTCTCACCCCCTTATTGATTCCGCTGTTAAATGAGTCCCTGTTTCTCACACTCAGCTCTTACATCTTCTCTCCACTTCGGTGGAACCTGATCGACAGTTCTAAGGCCTTTTCTAATAAGATCGACGTAAAGTTTAACCATTTTAATTATCCTCCTTAAAATATTTTAATTAATCATAGTAGTTACTGTTTCAGCCATCTCTGCAAGAGCTAACTGAAGCTCTGTGTAGTTAGTTTCCAGAGATTCTGCAAGCTCAGCGATGGCCATCTGAGCCTCAGTATTGTTACTCTCGGATGCCTGTTCAGCAAGGTAGATGAGATATTCCTGTTTCGTGAGTTTAGCCTCTTCGTATTCATATACAGAAACAGTTGTAGGCTCTCCACCTTCTGAATTGTTCTCTGTCTTCTCTACAAGTTCAATATTACGTCTAATATAAGTTGTATACTTAGAAGACGTATTATCAACCAATGCAGGTTCAGTTAGAGACTGGGATTTCTTAAAATTCAGCTCCATAATTATATTCCTCCTTTAATTCTTTTAAAAGTCTTCTCTGTTTCTTATCATACTGTGAAATGTACTTTCTACACTTCTTAAAGTTAATGTAGGGAGCTACGTACTTTGTATACACTTTGTACGTATCAGTCCAGTCTATCCATCCTAAATAGGACATCATTTGGTGAGCGTCATGAATTGTAAACTTACCTTTCTTTTCGATTTTCCTCGCTTTCTTTGTAAGTCTTAACATAATATTCTTCCTTAAAATAGTTCTATCCCTATAGAATTTGAATCCTATGAAATCAAGTGGACGACCATGATGTTTTCCATTTTTGATATAATCGAATCTAAACAATTGCCAATTATCTTTAATCTTTAATTTAAGATTACTTAAAAACTCTTCTATCTTTTTACGAGCTTTATGCAATTGCCTCTTATTAGACCCGAATAAAATCATATCATCCATATATCTTATATAGTGAACAATATGAAGTTCTTCTTTGATAAAATGGTCTAAAGGTTGAAGTAGCCAATTAGCAAACCAATGGGAAGTATAAAATCCCAAAGGAATTCCATTAGGAGATGCATCAACTATTTCTTGAAGTATTTTCAAGAATTTATTGTCATGAATATATTTTCTAAATTTATTCATTAATATTTCATGATCAATCGAGTTAAAGAACTTTTTTATGTCCAGTTTAAGACAATACTTTACATTTTTAGGATCATTGTCAATCCACGTTCTGATTCTTTTCATTCCTTTATGAAGACCTCTTCCAGGAATTGAAGAATAAGTATGTTTATACATGCCTTTAGTAAGCAAAGGCATCATCGCGTAAACCACCATATGATGGATTACGTGTTCATTAAATTTAGGAACGATTATCTCTCGCTCCTTACCACTACATCCATCACGGATTTTGACTGGTTCATGATGATAATTATGGAAATTCAAGGCGTAATCATGAATGACATCGACGTAACCGTCAACATCTTTCATGATTTTTCTAACTTCACGCCTTTTCTTTTTCCCAATGGCACCTTTTGAAATAGAATACCTTATAGTGTTCTCTGAAATAAATATTTTCCAGAGATTTTTATAAGATTTCATATTCAAACCTCCATTTTAGATATAGCCTGTTCTCTCTTTTTATCCCCTTATTTCGCTTTCGACAGGCTACTAACGAACAACGCATGGGGCAAATTTTCACCAAGAGGTGAGGAAGATAGAGTGCATTCAAAAAGGGTTTTACGCCCCGACGAGGATAAAAGAAACAGCCGCGCCAATGTTCCAGTTCGAGTTCGAAACGAGATTGTTCAAGTTGCAGGCGAACGCGCCGCAGTTAGAACCATTGTTCGAATTACCACCGAACAAAGCGGGAACACGCACTCCAAATCCCTTATTGTTCTGTGAACAATAAATATATGTTGGCGCGTTCGATAAATAAAATAATTCATTGACAAACTCTCTTAAATACATCAAGCGGTGGGACGTAAATCCCACCGCTTTAATGTTACCTATACTTTATTTCACTTTTTATTTTTCTCTTTAGCTCTATCAAACACTTCATACATGCTGATACAGATAATGAACCTGGAGTCATTCGTCTTGCAATAGTACCAGGAGATGAGAAAGCAGATATTTCCTCCTCAGGCCTAAACTCAGAGTACGGTTCCCAACCTTTAGGGATTACTTCAGATACGATCTGTTTATTAGCTGAATACAATGCGATCTTATCGCCAACACCCATAACGTCATCATGCTCGATATAAATTTCAATAAGTACATCTATTCCTTTAATACCCTTTATTGAATTATATCTACTCTTAACAGGTTCAGTAGAATCAGTTAGTAGATATCCAGCTTTCATAATTCCTGGAGTTTGATCATACTTCTCAAGGAATTCTTTCTTAGTAGTACTCTTATCAAAATATTTCTTTACTACTCTTCCTAATGATTCAGATAGTTGTTCAGGTGCTAATAACGTATATACCTTAATAGCAATAACTTTACCAGCATGCATTGTCTTGATATCATTTTTTGTTTCCTCTTCTAATAAAGCAGCATTATCATCTGAAAGTTTTGATAAATATTTCGCTAACTCATTATCTTCAACAGAAACATCAAACTTGATTAAGACATCTCCAATGTTAACATGGTCCCCAACTTCTACCATAGAGATGATATTGTTATTTTTCTTAAACTTACCAAGTTCCTGATATACAACGCTAGTCTTCATACGTTCTGCCAAACTTTCTGTACATATACCTGCATCTTCATATGTATTATATGTTGACATGAATGCTATCTTCGCTAATGGACCAATAGCATATCTAAGACCATTAATCTTAGAATATTGGAAATACTTATCATGATATGCGAGAGGTTCGTCTTTCTTAAACGTCTCTCCAACTTTAGTCTTAGTTGGTCTCAACTTATTAGAGATATAGAATCCTCCACCGCTGTTCTTTACAACCTCAGGTTTGATATTGATGGCTTTATTCTTACCCGATTTATACTGAACTACCATGAATCCAACTTCTTCATTTATTTCAATTATCTTCCCATCTTCTTCAGCATTCACTACGAAGTCATCAGATAAATGGAACTGTAATGCTTCATCAAAACCATTAGAAACTAATGATGGGGAAGCATTTGCTACAGGAACAACGTGACCTGACTGTTTACCACCAATGGACACACGAATAGGATCTTCTACTCTAGCTGTTGCAGGTGTTAACATTTCTACAGGAGAGAAGATATTAACATCTTTGAGTTCTTCAATATCATCAACAGGTTCCCTGTATCCTCTTACATTCGAAATTGTAGGTTCTACAACTAGCACTCTATTTATACCTACATTCTTATCAGGAGAAGTTTGTATGGCCAACTTTCCAATTGCTGAAGGATCATAAGATCTTTTCTCTTCATCATATGAATGTTCTGAGTTAGATCCTTTATATCCCTTCGTAGATATAGTATGCGTTTTACTAACTTCAGTTACAGGATTAAGAGTAGAATAAGGTTCAACAGTCTTCTCAGCAATAAGTTTAGATATTACACATCGTTGATTCAGTGTCATAGGTATTCTTCGTCCTGATTTAACGTATGCTCTGTATTGAGTTGCTAAGCATGAATAAAGTATTGCTGCAATAATTTCAACAGATCTAGTTCTGTATGATTTATCAGAAGCTTTTGAGGTATATGCATTGTCAGATAATAACTGTACTGCTCTTATTAACAATCCAGCTGGATCATCAGGTAGCATCATATCCTGACATACTCTCTTTGTTATAGGATCAATAAGGAATTCTTTAAAGTTTTTCAACTCTGTAATTCCATTATAACTACCCCATTGAGAGTAAATGAAATCATCATATCCCACTTCGCTGTTGAAATCTTCAAACTTGAACTGTTCTGGTTTCATTTTAGCTAATCCATTAAGAATCAATTCTGCATACGTCTTAGCTTCATATTCAAGTACTCCATCAGCAAATCTTATATACCTCTTACTTGATGTAGATTGAGGAACTCGTTTAGCATTTGGATCAAATCTCCAAGTAATATTCATTTTATCAAGAGCTTTTGTTAATCCAATCCATACTATCAATGTAGAAATAATAGGAATAAATTCCCCTGCAAGTTTACCCTCGACAAACATAGACTGTTTAGGTCCTTTAATTGAATCAAAGATCTTTTTGTATTGATCTGGTAGATTAGCTTCTATAATATCGACTATAGTTCTTCCAGTTCTATCCAATCCAGTATCTTCATCTATCAGTACAGGAGTTTTACCTTCCATTCCTATAAAGAACTCGTTACCTTTTATATCAGAAGGAATTTGATCTTCCATATTATCCTTAATATAGTCTCTAGAGAAACATAATAAACAATTATCAGACTTAAATCTGAAAAGTCTTCTTGATAATTCATCGTATTCAAGAGAAGAAATATACTTCATGTTTCCCTTGCTAGAATCTCCAGTCATAAACATATCAGAATCTCCGCTCTTCTTTATCAAGCTAAAGATTCTTTCTATAGTACCAAGAGACTTAGTGGATCTACGCTGTATAGTAATCTTATTGTAATTCGTAGTAAGGATAACAGTATCGGGTGTATCTTTGACAAGAGGATTGTAGAAGTTCTGTTTTAAGATCATAAACCTTGTTCCGTTGATTAACATAAATCGGTCATTTTGGAACTTAGGTATATCTACTCTAATTGTATGCTTCTTACCTAATTCATCTTTCAATGAAACAGTCCAGGTATCTTTGAAATCAAGTGTAGTAGATGTATCTTTGATATCTATATTTGTAATATAGAAAGGACTCTCCTGATCTTTCAACATATCGAAACATTTCACAATATCTCTCATGTATATCTCATCGATGTATGTCTTATCAAAATTAGCAAATCTAATCTTATGCATATTCTGATTGGTAGTATGCATTACACTAGATTTATCTTCTTCCTGAATTTTTACATTCGATGTATCTCTTTCAAGTATCTGTTCGATAGTTTCATTTTGAACTACTACTTTCTTTTGCTCTTCACGTAACTTCTTATCTCTTGCTGAATTAACAGGAGAATTCTTATCATTCTTCAAAGGAACTACCTTATCCTGAATTTCATCTAGTATCTCTTCAGCAATGTCAGCATCATTAATAAGAAGATCTTGAGCATCAGTCTTGATACCATCCTCGAATTCTTCCACTCCTTCTTCATCCTCATCTTCATAAGGATAATCGAAGTCTTCATCGTCATCGTCAATATACTGCCCAGTATCAGATCCAAGTGATTGATATCCTGCTATATTCTTAAATAATTTCTCATGTTTCTTATCAAGAGGATTAGATATAGGATTTCGATTTATTAATGAAGATCCAGCAGATTGTTTTTGTAAGCTCTGCTTGAATAAGTCAGGTTTAGGTTCTTCATCACCTATTGTCTTTTTTATCTCCTGATCCTGAGCCACAACAACCGCAACTTGTTTACGAAGTTTATTCTCAACTGCATTATTTACTACAGCTTTAGTAGATGCTGATACATTCTTAGTATAAGGATCAGTAGCATCCTTGACTATATTTGTTACAATTTTATCGTTTGCAGTTTCTGCTAATTCGTTCTTCTCCTCTTCAGAAAGTTTTTCTGTATAATCATCCAAATTTGCATTTATGATTCTGAATAATCCTTGTCTAAATACGCTCCAAGTCTTCATAGTTGTCTTTGCTGGATTGAACTTCAGAAACATATTCTTTGAACAAATCATCATATCTATATCTACATTCATATTACTTAAATCTCTATTTCTCAGAAATGCAAGATATATTAGATATAGAGGATTGGTTTTATTATCATTTAACTTAGCATCTTTTTTAAAGCTAAATGAATCTGCATCAATGATGATCAGCCTGTTATTCCAGTTAGGATCATCTTTCTGTTGGGTAACTTCAGGAGTTAGTTTTGTTAACACATCTACGAAATTAGACATGAACTCTTCATAGCAACGTTTAATAGAATATCTATCCATTATAGGCTTGAATGTTTCATAAATATCAGATGTAGAAAACAAAATATTTTCGATACTCTTCTGAAGTTTCTTTGTAGGATATGGTTTTAACCTAGTCTTCGATTTGATAACCACATCTCTATCCTTTTTCAATTTACCAGTATTAACTTTATATCGTTTTCCCATAAATGATCCTGCAGAAAACTGAGGATAAAAAATTTTTGTATATGAAGGAGGAATGATAAAGTGATTGGAATTAATCATCCTAATAGCAGAATCGAATGTATTAGTTAATAGATAAATTACATTTCCTTTACCATCAGGAAGTCTCACTTTTCTTGTATGAAGTTTATTGAATTCAGCGCTTGCGTACTTAACATTTTCAGAAAATGATAAATCTTTGGGATATTCTAATATATGTGATCCATATCCGATGTCTTCAAATCTCATTTCATCCATATTAAAACACTCACCTTTCTATATAGAGATTATAAATTAAGAAGCTGTACTGAAAATTATAGTATTAATGGTGCTCTTTTATTTAAACCAGGATATAATCTGATGGAACTTAATTTCATCTCTCAAAAAATATAATTAAGGAGGTAGATTAAAATGGCTGATACAACTAATAAGATTAGTGTTATTGACGAAAATGGTCTTGACGCATTGCTTGAAGCTGTTTTTTCCGCACTTAAAGGAGCTTATGTTAGTCAGAATACGTTCGAAGAGAAAGTTGCCGAAATTATTAAGAAAATTGGTGGTGGAGGGACTGGATTCATTGCTTTTGATATTAGAGAAAGTGATGGGCATCTTATTGCAACATATACCGGTGATGAAGCTCCAAATATGCATATCAATTCTGATGGGCATCTTATTGCAACATTGGAATGATTCCGTTTTTAAAAAGAACAAATTAATGTAAACTAATATATTGGTATTCTATTTTCTAATATATTAGGAAAGAAAATAAGAAAGGACGGTATTAATTTATGGCTGCTAAAGAATTAGATTTAGGACCAGTACGTGGCAGAGACGCCACAATTAACGGCCAGAGCGCAATCGAACTTGTAGGTGGTAAAAATATCGATATTACCCAGTCAGGTTCAACCGTTACCGTATCTCTTGATGGAGATGTTGACAACGGTCATTCCACAAACAAGGATAACCCTCATGAGGTTACAGCAGAACAAGTAGGAGCAGTTCCAACATCCAGAACTATTAATGGAAAATCACTTGATAAGGATATTTCATTAAGTGCATCAGATGTTGGAGCACAGAGTAAGATTACAGGAACAAAGGGTCAGGTAGTTGGATTCAATGATGATGGAAACCCAACTCCTATCTTTATGGACGATTCTATCGTAGAGACAAATCCTGATGTATTTGGATTTGAGCTTAATCTCAATGAATCAGACCCTGATTGTAAAGTTCGTTATCTTGGTGCGAATGCAAACTATGAACCTGTACACATGGATTTCACAGCAGGAGCATTCGATTATGGTGACTGGGCAGATGCATGGTTCATTAAGAATCTGAAACCATGTGTACTGAACTTTGATGGTACAGTAGCATATGAACTTAATCCAAATGATTACAGTAAGAAGAAGGATGGATCAGCATCTAACATTACTAGTGATTCTCTTGCTGGTAATGTAATGGTAGGTATTCCTACTGTTTATATCAAGATTGATACTTCTAATTCCAATAAACCTAAGTTTTATTTTGCTGCTAGTAAGATCGATGAGAACTATTTTGCATTTGCTCATACTGACGCAAATGGTAAAATTATTCCTTATCTATACAGAGCTGCATATGATGGAGCGTTAGTATCAGATAAAATTAGATCTCTTAGCGGTAAAGCTCCTACAAGATCTCAAACTGGAACTATTCAGATTACTGAATGCCGTGCTAACAATCCGAGTGGTAAAACATGTTGGGATATTGATGTACTTTCAGATCGTCAACTCCTCAGTTTACTCTTAATATTAATTGGAAAGAGTACTAATACACAGGCTGTATTTGGTAATGGTAATATGAATGGTTACTATAATAAAGCCCCTGGTTCAGGTGATCAGGGAGTACTCAATTCCGGTACTCTTGATAACAAGGGATTGTTCTTCGGATATTCAGCAGATAACCTTGCTGTTAAGGTATTTGGTATTGAAAACTTCTGGGGAAATGTATGGAAACGTACGCATGGTATGATTCTTGATAATGGAGTCTTGAAAGTCAAGATGACCAAAGGTAAGCATGATGGATCAACAGCTACTGATTATAACGAGACAGGTGAAGGATACATTGATACTACTATTCGTCTTGCTGGACAAACTGGTATTACTAATCCTGATGATCCTAGTTATTTCTACGGATATATTAACAATATGCTTGTTAATAGATTCGGACTATTCCCTAATAGTCTCAATGGAAGTTCTACTACTGACTTTTGTGATCGTTTATGGTATAGAAATAATGATAAACGTTTCGCTTTGTTCGGTGGTCGTTCGGACGATGGTTCTTACTGCGGCGCGTTCGCCTGCACCTTGGACGTTCTCGTTTCGAACTCTTACTGGGGCATTGGCGCGGC